GAGAACTCTATGGGTTGCAAGTTATCTGCGCTGGAACAGACGTATCTTACATTGATTTGATGTGGGCGCGCCGCGAAGCAGCGATGCCGCGCGAGGCGAAGTCTCACGACGAAGGCTGGCCGTTTGGAAAGCCCGAGTCCATTAAGGTTGATACGAACGTCACGGAGATCAAGCGGAAGGGCAAAAGCTGATGGAACAGCCTAGCCTCCTTGACTGGCAACCGCCGCAGCCGCCGCAGTTCTTCGGCAGCACATACAATGAAGCGCGCGACGGTGCCCGGTTAAGCAAGCAACTCAAAGCGGTTCACGATGTAATGTGCGACGGCAAGCGGCGCTCATTGCGTCAGTTGGCCGATGACGCGCAATGCCCGGAGGCATCTGCTTCGGCGCGTTTTCGCGATCTTAGGCGCTTGGGCTTTCCCGTGCGGGACGAAAATCTAGGCCGGGGGACATGGATCTATTGGCTGGAAATCGAGAAGGGGCCAAGCAATGCATGACTTCCTGGGAGAGGATCGTACTCATCTCACGCCGGAACTTGCTTGGCAACACAGGTACTACATGATGGACATTCCGCTTGATGTTGCCGAACGCCCAGCGGCAAAATTCAACTGGCTGATTGTCGGACTGTTTGGCGCGTCTATTACCATCATGGGCCTAGCTGGTATCGGTGGCTGGACTGTCTTTCAGTGGCTTTGTGAGCGGGTTTGAGGAACGATTTGTGAATGTCCTCGATCTCTTCTCAGGCATCGGCGGTTTCAGCCTCGGACTCGAAAGAGCCGGGATGCGAACCGCCGCCTTCTGCGAAATCGAGCCATACGCCCGCGCCGTCCTGCGGAAGCACTGGCCCAACGTCCCCTGCTATGATGACGTGCGAACCCTCACCAGCGAACGATTGCGAGCAGACGGAATTGTTTGCGACGTTATCTGCGGAGGATTTCCCTGTCAGGACATTAGTTCGGCAGGACGCGGGGCTGGCATCGACGGAGAACGCAGCGGGCTATGGTCAGAATACGCCAGAATTATTGGCGAGGTTCGACCACGATACGTCATCGTGGAAAACGTCGCAATACTCCTTGCTCGGGGGCTTGACCGAGTTCTCGGGGATTTGGCCTTGATCGGGTACGATGCGGAATGGGATTGCATACCAGCTTCCGCCGTTGGCGCTTTCCACAGACGCGACAGAATCTGGATTATTGCCTACCCCAACGGTTTTTTACACGAGAGAGGATTGGACAGCGGAGAAAATATCCTCGCGTCAACTGGAAGTGAAAGCGGCGACCCTGGCGAAGGGAAAACATTACACAGGGAACGGCTTTGGGATGAAGCTCGCGCAAGTAGCGAATCTTTGGCCCACGCCAACTGTTCCGAACGGTGGGCGGACAATCCATCATGTGGATCAGTTCAACGGCAAGACGGCTTACCACAGGGGAAAGAAAGTCCAAGTAGATTTGAACCAGGCTGTGAAGCTATGGCCGACGCCGAAAGGATCGCCGAGCGGCCCAGACTTTGCGAGAACGAGGCGGGAGAAATCAGGTGGAGACGATTTGGCGACGGCGGTTGCGAGGGACATGTTCCCCAGCCCGAAAGCGACGGATGCGGACAAGGGTGGCAGAGGCGACCTAATCCAAGTTGTGAGAGGCAACGCGAGTCCGTCAGGTCATTTCAAGACGCCCCGCACTACGCCTCGATCAGCGAGGGAATACGACGGGGTGACGCCGCTGGGCAATGGTGGATTGAACCCGGCGTGGGTCGAGTGGCTCATGGGGTTTCCAATCGGGTGGACCGCCTTAAAGGATTGGGTAACGCCGTTGTCCCGCAAATCCCGCAAATCATCGGTGAAGCCATAATGGCTCACGAAGCAACCAAATGACTGACCGCGAGAAGTTACCCAACGTGCGCGGTGGCCAAGCCATCGACTTTGAATGGATGGGCCACCAATTCACCGGGCGTGGCAACTTCTATCCCGACGGCCGCTTGGCTGAAATTTTCATATCAGGCGGCAAGACCGGCACACACATGCAAATCACCATGCAAGACGCGGCAGTAGCAGCGTCCCTTGCTTTACAGCACGGCTGCGATGCTCAAACGTTACGCCGCGCCTGTCTCCGCACAGAAGATGACAAACCAGCAGGCCCAATGGGAATGCTGCTGGAGAAACTCGCGGAGGGCCAGCCCCGTGAAATCTGAACATCGCCAGATGGTTGCCTACCTCTATCAAATACCGGGATTCAGCCCGCTTGAGATTGCCGCAGAGCTAGGACTGACATTTCGTCAGGTGTGCGCCGAAATCGACCGCCGCTGCTTACGCAAGATCGACATAGCCGTTGCCAAAGGGCTCAGGAAGGCCACGCGCGCCGATTCATTTCTGGCAGAGGACAGCGGCTTCACAAATCCATTCGCTCGCTGATGGCCGGCCTCAACCAGCCCGACTGGTCTTGGCCAGCCCTAGTATGGCTGGAGGCGGCAAACACACTTATCGGCCGCGCGCGAACTCGCGCTTTCCACGATATTTCCGAGATGGCTGGGGTGAGTGTTAGCGAAACGCGGCGGAAAGCCAAGGAATTGAGGGACAAGAACAGGCTGAAAACGATGAGATTTTTGCCTGTGGATAAAAATGCGCTACCGCTGGCAACAGATTTTTGACTGGCATAGCGTCTGAAACAGCAAAGCCCCCGTCTCTTAAACGAGGGCTTTGTGTCCGAAGGGGCACTTCGGGGGTAGGCTGCAGGCCAGATATAAATATATCGGCATGTGCCACCCAAATCAACCCTTCGGGCCTATAGGGCCATAACGACTGACCCCTTGAGGCTGCGGTTTCGTCCGCTGTCAGATCTGCGGGAGCCCAAAAGCACGAAATGCGATCCGGGCAACGGCCTGGGCGGGATCAAAGGTCGCTGGCAGGCCGGGAAACCGTGATAACCACCGTCATAGAGATTCAGCGATAAAAGGGTACACCATGACCGCCCCGGCCTCTCAAAAGGCTCGCGCAGCCAGTGCGTTCTAAGCAAACCGCGCCCTCAAGCGTACCGTGAGCTTAAAAGCACTATTTCCCGTGTTGGGGATAGTGCGCCCGTCGCTCCCGTCCCTAAGCCCCCGTAAGCTTCTGGCCTAACCAGCGCAGCGCGCAAGCGGCCAATTCAAAAGGCCGCGCCAGCGCGCAAGCTAAAGCTCAAATCTGGTGCCGAGCGAAGCGAGGACTGTAGAAATCTTGCAGCGCTTGCCGTACATAGGGCGTGCTGCTTCGATTTTGGTGGCCGCGGGCAATGTTTCACAAATGTCGCTAGGTATCAACATCGCGGCGCAGGTTGAGCAAAGGCGGCTCGGTCGCCGTTATCGCGTCTATCATGGCGGGGCGCTCTGCTCAAAGTGTTACGCCGCGCCTCGAGCAAAATCCCAAAAATATTGCAGCAAGTGCCATAGCAAAGCCGTGGTGTCATCACGCCAACGCAAGCGCCTCAGACAACTGGCTTCGCAACCCAACACACAGGCCATAGATTGACGCTCATGGGGAAATCACGCGCCAAACCGGCAGAGACAGCCTCGGAAAATCCGCCCGCCACGCCGCGTCTCAAAGGTCGTCCGTCAAAGTATACGCCAGAATTGGCCACCACCATATGCGAGCGCATGGCCAAGGGAGAAAGCTTACGTGGCATCTGCCGCGAAGATGAAATGCCGGATACCACGACAATTTTGCGGTGGTTAGACGGCAATGAGGACTTCCGCCTACAATACACGCGCGCGCGAGAAGCCCAGGCTGATTTCTATGCCGAGGAAATTGTTGAGATTTCTGACGATGGGGCCAATGACTGGATGGTGCGGAACGGCAAGGTCGGCGAGGATTCTGGCTACGAATTGAACGGCGAGCATGTTCAGCGATCGCGGCTTCGCGTAGACGCCAGGAAATGGTTTGCCTCAAAAGTAGCCCCCAAAAAATACGGCGACAAGCAGCAGGTCGAGCATTCCGGCAACGTCACGCTGGAAACTCTAGTCACCGAAGCAGCGAAGAAGCGGGAAGGCGGGTCATAATGGGCCACGCACACGGGCCACATATTAGCGTCTCTGCCGAGGTGGTGTGGCCACAATGAGCGCCACGGCCAGCCGGCAGATGCATCGCGTCCTGAAATTGCGAGTCAGCGAGAAGGACCGCCGGTCATTTGCAGAAGCGGCCAGCGTCACCGGCCTGACGGTTTCAGCCTGGGCGCGGGCTGTGCTGTTGGAGCGCGCGGCCGAAATGCGTGCGCGCAAGGTAATTGTATGAGCGAGGATAGTGGCCAGAGGCTCTATGTCATTGCTGCGTCGCCGGAGGGGCCTTGCAAGATCGGCATTGCAAAGGATGCCGAGGCGCGACGGAGGGATTTGCAAACTGGTCATCCAGAAGCTCTGTCCCTGCATTTTACGGCACAGTGCCCGGCTGCGGCCCACCAAGAGCGGCAGATGCACAAGTATCTCGCGCCCAAGCGGCTAAACGGTGAATGGTTTGCGGTGAGCGTGACAGAGGCGGCAGATGCACTCGCTGATCTTGAAGAATGGGGTGAGGATGTTCTGGCCCCGGATGTTATTCGTGGCCCTAAAACCTACGAAGCCTTTATCGAAGCTGTGAAAAAGCGCTGTCCCGATTTCACTGAGGACCAGCTTGTCGAGGTTGTGAGCGTCGTGATGCTGCTGGGCGTTAGCCGCGCTACCTACCGCACACTCAGGTCTGAATGGGAGCAGCGGATGCAAAGTGAAGCCGAGGCTGTATACGGGGATTGCCATGAAAGCGCCTAGCTGTAAAAAATGTCGTCGTGAGCATTGGGGCCGCGTGTGCAAGATGGAACCGCTTCCTGTTGAGGAACCAAAATCGCCAGCGCCGAAACCGGTGCTCAAGCCTGTCGTTCCAAAGATTGTGCTAGTACGCGCGCCTGCACCGCTCGAACCGAAATCCGTCCATCCTCCCACATCACCAGCTCGTAAAGCCTATCTCGCGCGTAAGGCCAAAGAACGGCGGGCGCGGCAGAAGGCTGCAAAGCTGGCGGCGAGCGTGGCGGCGCAATGAGAAATTCGCAGAAAGCAGGCCCCAATGGCTCTCACCGGTTCTGAAATAGTCCTTGTCACGCCGATCACGCCTGGCGGCTCGCCGGCGGCAACACAGAAACAGGCCACCACGCAGGAAATCGCTAATCTAGGCGGTGGTGGCGGGATCACGCAACTAACTGGCGCTGTCACGGCTGGCCCTGGCAGCGGCTCGCAAGCGGCCACGATCCCGAACGCGTCGCTCACCTATGCCAAAATTCAAAACGTCGGCGCGAGCAAGCTGCTCGGCAACCCAACCGGAGCGCCAGCAGCGCCGTCTGAAATCACGCTCGGCAGCAACCTCTCATTGGCTGGCAGCACACTGAACGCGGCGGGCGGCGGCTCCCTCTCCATCACCGACGGCACGCATACTGTAGCCGGAACGACATCGCTGACAGTAACAGGCGGGACCGTCGGAGGGACAAGCCCGAATGCGACGCTGACGATTTCTGGTGGTGGCGCGCCCACCTTCACCCTCACTGCCTCCGGCAACATCGCGGCGGGCTCCGCAGTTTCCGTCAACGCCGCTGGGGCCGGAGTGCAGGCGTGGGGACCGGCACCATCGCTCTCGAATACTGTCACGCTTATCAATTCTCCGACCGCTCCCGGACAGGTGAGTAGCGGGCCATTGTGTATTAAGCTCGATGCCAACGATTTTGTCGTTTTTTTCCCCTTCTTGGCCGCGACGACACCGCAGGGTGTCGCTGTGTCAGCCTCGATTTCCGGGAGTGTGATTACAGCCGGAACGCCGAACACAGACGCGAGCTTTCTGACAATTATAGATGCCGCTGCGCTGAGTGCGACCTCGTTCATCTATTCTTATACTTCCGGGGCCGACATCAAGATCAGAGTAGGAACAATCAGCGGCGGCGTTATTTCGCTGGGCACCGCTGTCACGATCACGGGCGGCTACCCATCGGCGGCGTCCCAGTCCAGCTTTGCCATTCTTTCGGCAACGACGTTCGTTTTGGCCTACAACATCGGAAGCCAAAGCTGGGCGGTTGCCGGTACGATTTCCGGCAGCACTATAACCCTCGGAACAGCGGTTGGCACCGGAACACTCCCGGCGGCTCAAGTGGGACTCACGCCGATAGCATTGAGTTCCTCGCTCGTTGCGTTTGGGACGCAGGATTCGACAGCCATCGGCCTCTATGCCGCGACCGTTTCCGGCAACACCATGACCTTCGGCAGCAAGACAGACATGGGAACCACTGTCGGCTCGACTAATTTCACGATGGCTAAGTTGAGCGCCACCTCGTTCATTGTCGGCTGGTTGAATATCACCAATAACACTTATCAGACTGATGCCGCAGTTGCCACCGTCTCAGGAACGACAATCACGGCTGGAACACAGGCCGTCATAGGCCCAATCGGTGCGTTGCCATATTTTGCTGTCTTAAGCGCTACCGCGTTTGCCTCAGTGCAAGGTTGGACGCAACCGACCATCTGTACGGTGAGCGGAACGACAATCACTGCGACCTTCGGGAAGCCGATAGCGGGCACATTCACAGGCTCCGGCAGTCTACCGCCGCAACAATACTTCAACGTAACTTATGGAATGCCGCCGATTGCAGCCGTGGACGCCACGCACTTTGTCTGGGAAGATGCGGAGTGGAACGTCTTTGAGGAAGACACAAGCGGCAACATCTCACCCCCAATAATACATCCGGGCGTCTGGAGCTACGGGCTTTTCCCGATAGATGGCTCCCGCGCGCTGGCGGTTCTGTGGATGTTTGATGCGACCGTTCAAGCTCGCGTCATCAACATTTATACCATCAACGCAAGCGGTCCAATCGGCGTGACCGCCGCAGGCGCGACAAATGGTAATCCCGTCACGCTCCAGAACGCGGGTGCAATAACCGGCTTGTCAGGGCTCACTGCCGGTTCGCAATATTATTCCAATGGCGACGGCACACTGACTACGACGAACACCGGCCATCCTGTGGGCACGGCGCTTTCCGCAACCGCTATGGCCGTGAATATCCAGAACCAATGACCCCAACAAACGCCAGCACACATCCATGACCAACTGTATACGCTAACCGCAAAATAAGGCTGTTTATGGCGAAAAGTTCCACATCTGGTCAGGGTAGGCCGAAGGGCGCTCCTAACAAGGCTACAGCCGATGTTAAGGCTCTGGCGCAGCAATATACCGCCGGAGCAATCCGGGGCTTGGCGGCGCTCGCTGGGCTCCTGGACGATGGTGCTGGCAAGGCTGAATCGGAGCAGGCGCGGGTGAGCGCTTTTAAGGAACTGCTTGACCGCGGGCATGGTAAGGCTATGCAATCTATGGATGTTACAGTTCGCCGCATTGCGGAATTGAGTGATGCTGAACTCGCAGCCCAGCTTGCAGAGCTTGACCAGACCGGAATTGGAAGCCCGCTACCGAGCAGCCCTTCTAGCGGAACAGACCAGACGCGCCATTAAGAAATCCAAAGAACGCAAGCTCTACGAGCTTTATCCCGATGATGGCCCCCTACGCCGCGATCTTTACCCCAAGCACACGGAATTTTTTGCGGCTGGCGCTGTTCACAACGAACGCGCGTTCATCGGCGGCAACCGCACTGGGAAATCCTTTTGCATCTGCTACGAGGGCGCGTGTCATCTCACGGGTATCTATCCGAAATGGTGGGACGGCTTTGAGTTCACAAGGCCAATCGTGGCATGGGCCGCTGGCGAGGACGTTAAAGCGGTTCGCGAATCGCTTCAGCCCACGCTCATGGGGCCAGCCGAAGCGCGCGGAACTGGGCTTATACCGGCGGCCAACATCTTGCGGGCGCCATCGCGAAGTGGTGTGCCAGACGCCTTGGACTTCGTTGAAATCAAACACCGCACTGGCGGCATGTCGCGCCTGCTGTTCAAAGCATATGAACAAGGGCGCGAGAGCTTCCAAGCATCTGCCGTCGATCTAGCTTTATTGGATGAAGAACCGCCATTGCCGATCTATACCGAAATGCTGACCCGCACCTTATCGACTGTCCCAGGCCAGCCAAACGGCTTGGTCTTGTGTGCGTTCACGCCGCTCAAGGGCATCTCTGCTACCGTGCTGCAATTTCTGCCAGGCGGCGCGTATCCAGCTACGGAAGAATTACGCAAAATGGCGTGGGGCTGGTGATTATGGAGTGGCGCGTCATTCCGGGATGGCCGGATTATGAAATTAGCGAGTGCGGGGACGCCCGCCGGATTACGGCGAGCAAGACAACGAAGGCTGGTCGTCTTCTGCGCGGCTTCGTAAAGGAAAACGGCTATAAAATTCACCTCTTAAGGAAGGATGGCGTAACGCGGAAAGTGTTAGCCCATCGGCTAGTGCTTGAAGCTTTTGTCGGGCCAGCGCCGCCTGACAAGCCGGAGGGCTGTCATAATGACGGCACGCGGTCGAACAACCATTGGACAAATCTCCGATGGGGCTCTCGATCCGACAATCAAATGGATCGAGTGCTTCACGGCACCTCGAAACGCGGCCGCCAGCACCATAATGTGAAGCTAGCCGAAACCATGGTGCGGGATATCAGGAACCGCGCCGCGCTGGGTGAAAGCAAGATTAAAATCGCCAAAGAATACGGCGTTCATGTCCAGAGCGTATACGCGATCAGCTATGGCAGAAGATGGGCGTGGCTCACATGACAAAGTTTGTGGTGCAGGCCGGATGGGAAGATGCCCCGCATCTCTCCAAAGAAGCACGGGACCAACTCATCGGCTCGTACCCCTCGCACGAACGCGATGCTCGCACCAGGGGGATTCCGCAGCTCGGTAGCGGCGCGATCTACCCCATCCCTGAGAGTGAATTTGTCATTGACCCTATAGTGTTCCCGGAATACTGGCCGCGCTCATATGCGATGGATGTTGGCTGGAACAGGACCGCCGCTCTATGGATGGCTTATGACCCGGAGAGCGACACGGCCTATCTTTATTCCGAGCATTATCGTGGCCAGGCGGAGCCCGCCATTCATGCCGCCGCCGTCAGGTCGCGCGGGGAGTGGATGAACGGCGTCATTGACCCAGCAGCGCGGGGGCGCACACAGACCGACGGCACCCAGCTACTCTCGCTTTATGTGGATCTTGGCTTGCGACTGACGCCAGCGGACAACGCCGTAGAGGCTGGCATCTTCGATGTGTGGCAGCGCTTCTCCACTGGCAGGATCAAGGTCTTTAAAACCCTAGTGAATTTTCTTGCCGAATACCGTATGTATCGAAGGAACGAGAAAGGCGCCGTCGTGAAGGAAAACGACCACCTGATGGATTGTATACGCTACCTTATCCGGACGGGCATTAGCGTGGCCATCTGCAATCCTGCAGCTTATCGTCCGGCAAAGATAAGGGCCGAACCGCCATTTGACCCGTACAGCGAATTTTACAAATGAGGGCCTGACCATGGAAATATCCCTTGTCGATACTTGGCGCAATGTGACGTACACGACACCCAAGGATGCTGATGCGGGCAAGATGCTGCGTGCGCTGACCGCAGGCCACACGGGCGAGAACCCACAACTTGAGATTCGCTGCGACAAGGAATTCGCAGACGCCATAGCCGCCGTCCCTGACTTGGGGGTCATCCCCGCCAAAGACAGCGGACGTTCCACCATGACGGCCAAAGGCAGCGTGGGCCATTCCACGTTTCAGGGTATCCCAATCGTGGTGGTAGAACCGCCGCCGAAGAATTAATAGGAGGCGACCATTTCATTCCTATTCGGCTCACCAAAAGCCCCACCGCCTGCACCGCCGCCCCCGGCTGCGCCACAGATTGCACAACCCTCCATTGCCGAAGCAGGCGCGGCAGAGCGTCAGAAGCTCGCGAGCGCAGAAGGGGCGGGGTTTTCCGGAACCGACGTGACGGGGGGTAAGGGCGCCGCAGCGCCGCAGACTACGGCGACCAAATCGTTACTCGGTGGATAGAAATGGCCGCCACCGCTCGCCGCTACAAACCACAGCAGGAAGATACGCCCTACTACGCCAAGGGCTCGCCCACCCTGCTAGCAACTGTCCCTGCCGACGCCGAAGAAACCAAACCGTCCGACCAGACCGTCAAGGAATGGGCGACGATGTACCAGCATTGTGAGTCGCGATTCCAGGCGCTGTACACATGGCGACTGCCGCACTGGTCGGTCTGGGGCCAAATCGCTCGCTATCAAGCGCCGTGGAGATATTATGCGTTCATCACTGGAAACACCTTTCAGAATGGTTTGCGCAACGACTTTTCGATTGTGGACCGCACGGCCACGCTTGCAGGCGAAGTCTGTGCCGCCGGTCTGATGGCCGGGCTCACTGATCCCGACCGCGAATGGATGCGCTTGGGACCAGCTATCCCCAATTTCGAGTTGGATAGACAAGGCCAACGCTATTACGAGGAAATGACCGAGAATCTCGGGTATGTTTATGATCACAGCAATTTCTACGACGCGCAGGACCAGCATTATAGCGACCTGACATTCTTCGGCACCGCGCCGATCATCGATTACCCCGATGCCGATGAAATCCTGCATTGCTTTACGCCCTGCGCTGGGGAATACATGCTGGGCGCAGGGTTTGATTTCAGCGATGAGGTTCTCTACCGCGAATTTCGCATGACGGTCAGCCAGATCGTGGAGATGTTCGGGCCGGAGAATTGCTCCGACGATATTCTCCAGATGTGGAACCAGAAGGGCGGCGCGCTGGAATATGAAAGCGTGATCGGCCATTGCATCGAGCCGAACTTTGCCATCGGGTCCGATAACGGCATGGGACCGCCTGTCGGCGTCGTTCCCGGCGGCTTCACCTGGCGCGAAATTTATTGGGTGCGCGGCAAGAAGGACAACAAGCCGCTGTCGGTCGCTGGCTTCCACGACCAGCCGTTTGCGGTTTCGCGCTGGGACACCCAGGCCAACGATCCGTATGGGCGCGGGGTTGGGGAAAAGATGCTGGCCGATACCATCCAACTCCAACTCGAAACCCGCCAGAAGGCCGAAAGCATCGAGAAGGTCAACCGGCCACCGATGGGCGCGGACGTGAGCCTGATGAACCTGCCGTCATCGACCAACCCCGGCAAGATCACGTATTTCAACACGGCGAACGGGGAGAAGAAGTTCTTCCCGTTGTATGAGGTCAAGCCCGACATTCCGGCGATCACCAAAGACATCGAGATGGTGCAGGCGCGGCTGCGGGAGACGGCCTACAACAACATCTTCAAGATGATGGAGAACTTGCGGCAGGAAACGCG